TTGTTCTTGCGTTGCAGTGCGTTCACCAGCCGCAAGCTTTTGGGCTTGCAGTGATTGTTGTTGTTGCGCCGTTTTGGCCTGAATGTCTGCCAACTGGTTCTGACGTGTGCGGTCAATCTGCCCTTGATAGCCCTGCATAAAGCCCTGACCGCCCTTGCCTAACGCTTGTGCGAAAGATGTNGGTGCCGAAGAAGGTCCGCCAGCCGCCATCATTTGCGTGCCAAGGTTTAACAGACCTTGCCACCCGGCTTGCTGTCTGTCTTCTGGTGTGACTAGAAGTCCTGGATACTTTTCCATATCAATTAACCCCAAATGCCTTGCTTGCCGAACAGAGTGCCACCAATACCAGCGGCAGTCGCCGCCATGCCTAAGTTTTCAGCGTTTTGATTGCGGTAAATCGGGGCTGTAGAAGTGCTGTCCCCGCCGTAACCACCACCACCGACTAGCGTCATATATTGTGCTAGTGCGTCAACAGGTGCCTTTTGCCCTTGCTGGAAGCGGTTAATGTCCTCTTGCAACTCAGCGCCAGCTTGTGCTTCGCGTGTAAGGCCAACATTGGCAAGTTGACCAATATCAGCATAATCCTGTTGTGCAAGTGTTGGGGCAAGCGTAGCGGCTTGCAATTGACGTCCACGCTCTGCGCCATACATATCAGAAGCCATTGTTCCTGATACGTCACCAACTTGACGAAGATAGTCTTCACCCGCACGCTGTTGTTGGCGTGCCTGTAGGCCAGAACCATAACGGCCCTTAGAACTAAAGCCCGATTGAATTGCGGGCATAACGTCCTCAAGGTAGGCCGTCTGCATAGGGCGGGTTGCCGCTTGCACAGCTTTGTCAAAGTAAGGATTTCCAGCGTCAAGGAAATCGCCTTGTAAGGTTTGTTGAATGTTTCCCTGTGCCGCGCTGGTAACTGGTGAANCAGCCAAAGNACGACTTTCTTGCATACCTAAAGCCTGTTCAGTCTGCCCAGAAAGCGGAACTACAGTCGAGTTAGGGTAGAACTCTTGGGGCTTATTAAGAACGCGTTCTTCTGCCTGTTGGAACCCTTTGGTCAAATAAGGCTGTTGCCCAGACCAAGGGGAACTTGACGTTGTTGTTGTTTGGTATCCTGACGGTTGGCTGGATGATCCACTAGACATTAGACTGTTCTCCGTGTGATAGGGGCAACGTTGAACTTGTTACCTTCCCACCACGATCTGTTGTAATCGTATGGAAGCAATGGCTCATAGGTCGCAACAGTGGGGGGAGTTACTGTTGGCGTTGACTGCCGGGGAGGGGCTAACAGTGTAACGCGAGTATCTCGACCCCCACTGTCACGATCTTGAAACTTGTCTCTGTATGTTGTCTTCGGCTCGTTCGTGTAATCCCCCCAAACGTCACCGCTAAGCGTGTCGCCAGAACCGTAGCCACCCTGGTTTGCCATATCCCCAACCGTACCACCAGCAAATCCTGGGGTGTATTGGCTTATGCTACTTAGGTCGCCCATAACATCATCGCCAGACAATGATCCGACTATCGTATCAAGCAAGCCGTGGTATCTAACAGGACCGCCACGACCAATAAGCCCCACGCCGTCACCGTCAACGCTTCTGCTCTGCGCATCACTGTCTGCGGCAGCGGCCCTAGCCACCGCACGCTTTCTCTCAGCGGCTTCACGCCCTGATCTGCCTATGTCTCGGCTTCGCATGTATCCGCCACGCGGCCCCATACCGCGTTCAGCCGCAAATGTGTCAGGGTCAGACATACCGAAGTCGTCACCACCATCGCCGCCGTTTCCACCGCTACTTGACATTTAACATTGCTCCAACACGCCTTTGTTTAGCATGTCGCCGCCACTCTGCTTTTTTTGCAATCTGGAAAGAGGTTGCGGCACATGCGATATAACTGTCTTGCGTGACCAAACGGGGCCACCATATCCATCATAATTAGAACGTCGCCGCTACTCCAATCATGTGGTTGTACTTCATATTCACCATCTAGGAATATATCACCAATTTCTCTGGTTGTAAACATCCAAGACGCCCACGCTAACAAGTGTCCGTCTTCGACTATCCCTACACATTGGTTCAGATTAACAGGTGGGATTATACACCTATTTATCTGAATTACATCATAATGCCTGTGGTTCTCTGAATGAGCCAACAGGTTTAAAACGTGGTCTAGCATCCTACCCTACTAAGATGATTTTGAACGTCTTGTCTGCATTCGCGTCATTTGCGTGCACAAGGTCCATCGTGCCGTTGACTGTGGCGCTAAAATCCCTATACGGCAACGCAATTGCAGAAGCATTCGCCGTTGTGGGGATGCAAATAGCCACAGTCTGTGCGCCTATCCGACTATCCACCACAGTAGTTGTTCCAACACTTGCCCCAAGTGTAACATCGAGAACATTGTTGCTTCTCCCCTTCATAAGCCCGTCAATAGCCGATGATTGTAAGCGCCCTAGTTTGCGCTGGTCCTCAAGGTCTTTCGGCGGTACGTTAAAAGTTGATACGGTCATTATACCTAAAACACCCCGTCTTTAACAGCCGAAATATCTATCCCCTGGGCATGGTTCCAAAGGGTGTCTGCCGCAATCTCAACCTTGATACGCGCATAACGGCAAGACTGTGTGAAGTGAGCCTGACCACTGGCGTCAACGGTAATGGGGCCGATTGTCGTTGTGTTGTCGCTGGGACTATCTCGATAGATCAAGCTAACCGTATATGTGCCGCCGTCAACGTATGGCCTAACGCCGTCAACATACAGGCGTTCGTTCGGAAGCTGAAATAACTCGTTACCACCAAATTCAGTGGTAATCAACTCAACAGCTAAACTGCCACCTGAGAACGTAGATAGCTGGTTTGAACTGTCAAACGCGGCAAGGGTCAAGAAACCAGCAACCCACACACGGCTGTCAAGTGACGATGGAAGCGTGTCCATGTTCCCAAAGCTGTCAAGCTGGTCAAGTGTATAGCCCGCTGTAATGTCAGTGAATAGGGTGTCTGTTTCAATCGTGGCGTCTGACCAGCGTTCCGTTACCCAGTTAAACATCATCATGCGGTTGGGCTGTCCGTCAACGTTACCAGCGCCGGGATACGACCAGAACACAATCTTGCTAATAGGGTCGGCTGCGGCTGTTATGCGGTCAATGTAATTGAAGTCAAGGTCGTTAAAGAAATAGGTGTCAACTTTCTGATTGCCGATAGCAACGGACTGTGTGCCGTCAAACATGTAAAACCCGTCTTCGCCAAGATAAGCGGCAAACGGCCCCACGTTCACAACGCCTTTAGGCGCTAATGCACCGCGCCCACGTTCAACCTCTGTGAAGCTAAACACGGCGGGCGAACCTTCGTATGTGACCCGGTAAATAGCCTTGTCCATAAACACAGCGCCGTCAGCACCACCAACAGCGCCTATAACAGCCTGTACGCCGCCGCCTGTTGGTATGTCTTGACGGTCTGACTGCTTCTGTGCCGCGTCACTAGAACCAATCACAGGCCAGTCTGTAGGGTCGTCAATGGCACACCAGTGGACGCGATTAGGCACCACACCATCTGTAGCATCATCAATGTTGCCCAACATAACAAAGTTGTTGATAACGCCAATGTGCTTGGCTTGTGGCGGGGAACCNCCCAAGTCAGCAAACGCCGCACTGGTCCCCATAACATAAGATTGTGGGGCGTCAGTATGCCCGTTTACGGCAATAACGTTGTTGCCATAGCTGACAAACTCCCATCCAGTCGAAGCATCCGTTGTGTACACGCCAGTGGTCTTTGAAATCTCTGTCCATGACGTTGCGGCTAACGTGTAAAGGTTATCAATGTCGCCACAGAACGTATGAAATGTTCCATCATTATCTCTGAATGAATTGGCGCCACGCGCCCTTGCTGGCAACGCGCTTACAACTGTCGCCAAGCTATTCAGGGGGCCATAGGACCGATCTGTTAAGGGGAGGCAGTTATTGACTTCGGCTGAACCGGGGCTTCCGTAAACAGCTTGGTCTGGTAAGTATTGCCCNAATTCNANCATTNNANCANCNNCTTACCATCCACGGTTCACGTCGAACTGCCTACTGCGAACCAGCGCACTATCAACACGCGCTGTTGCGTTACGGCGTGAACGGTTGTCTGTGCGGTTCAAATCATCCATAGCAACTTGAAAAGCGTCAGCCCACACGCGAATGTCTTCATTGTTCCGAATGTACGCCTTGGCCTCAAGCAATGAACCATACAGATAAGCGTCAGGCGCATTGGTCAACAACCAGTTTGTGTCGTCCGTGGCAATATCCCACTTTGTGAAATAGTTCAAAGATAGGCTGTAGTTTGCGTCTGCAAACAGGTCAAACAACAGCTTATGTCCGTTTGTTATGGCGTACAGATAGGGACGACCCTCTGTTGCATCATAGGTGCGCTGGGAGTTCAAGGATTTCACAGATTGCGGTTGGATGCTCCACTTGTCGTCGGCGTGGATCAAGTCAATTGTTTCAACCCAGTCAGTCGGCAAATCAACGGTATTGGTGCCGCTGGTCAACGTCAACGTGGTTGTTGCTTCCTGTTGTAACATACGAAGTTTGCGGTTAATACGCGCTTCACAAAACTGAACAAAGTCAGACACAACAGCATCGCTTAAATCAGTGCGATGCAAGTAATCAGCAACAGTCGTCTT